GGCGGTGAAGGCGGAACATACCTAGCAAAAAACGGTGGAACTGGAGTTCAGCACACAGGTAGTGGTGGCGGAAGCGGTGCTAATGGAACCGATACTGGTCAAGGCGGTTCAGGTCTTGTTATTGTTCGCTATTTGAAGGCGTAAAGGAGATAAATAATGCCTCAAAATTATGTACTTCTAGATAGTATTTCGCTAACAGTTGATACCGCATCTGTTGTTTTTGATAACTTGCCTACTTCTGGTTACAACGACCTAAAAATTGTTATGTCTACTCGCACTTCGGGAGTGTCTAGCGGCACTTCAACTTATCAAGAGCGAGCAAACATTGTTTTTAATGGTAGTTCAACTGGGTATTCGGAAAAATGGTTGCAGGGAGAAGCGGCTAATACCGTAAACTCTGGTAATGCTTATTTTGGCATTACAAATAAAGGTCTTGCTGGAACGACAGTACCTTCCGACTGGAGTACAAACGCAAACATAAACGCCTCTATGTTTAACAACGCTGAAATTTATATCCCAAATTATCGCTCTGCAACAACAAACAAAGTTTGGTCGGTAGATTGTGCTTCGCCAAACAACTCCTCCACTCGTCAGTCTCTAATGATGGCTTATTGTTTATGGGCAAGCAATGATGCAATTACATCTATAACTCTTTCTCCACAGGCTAACTCTTGGGTGGCTAATAGCACTTTCTCACTTTATGGTTTAGCATCAGTAGGAACCACACCATCAATAGGTCCTCTTGCAAGTGGTGGAAATAGAATTTCTACCGATGGTACTTATTGGTATCACGAATTTTTAGCATCTGGAAATTTTGTTCCTTTCAAAGCATTGACTTGTGATTATCTTGTTATTGCGGGAGGAGCAGGTGGTGGTAACAACTACGGTGGTGGTGGTGGAGCGGGAGGCTATCGCTCAACAGTTGGAACATCGGGCGGTGGAGCATCTGCCGAAACTGCTCTTTCACTTAGTACAGATGTTAGATATATAGTTCAAGTTGGAGCAGGTGGCGTTGGCGTTGAAGGAAACGCGGGTAATAACGGAACTGCATCTATTTTCTCTACTATTACTACCGTTGGTGGTGGAACTGGTGGTGGTCCAGGAATTAACGGTACTGAAGGCGGTTCGGGCGGTGGCGCTGGAGGCGCAAGTTCTGGTTCTGGCGGTGGTGGTGCTGGTACTACAAATCAAGGTTTCGCAGGTGGCGGTAGATTTGGACAAGCGGCAGTTGGTCCCGCAGGTGGCGGTGGTGGTGCTGGTAGTGCTGGTACAAACGCTACTTCATCACAAGGCGGAGCAGGTGGTAATGGTGTGAGTTCATCTATTACGGGAACTGCTGTCACTAGAGCAGGTGGCGGTGGTGGTGGCGTAATTACTGGAACTGGTGGCGCGGCTGGAACTGGTGGCGCTGGTGCTGGTGTATCAGGAAACAATAAAGGTGGCAATGCAGTTACAAACACAGGCTCAGGTGGTGGCGGTGGCGGTGAAGGCGCGGCGGCTCGCGGTGGTAATGGAGCATCGGGAATTGTTATCGTTCGTTATTTAGCAAATAGTTAAGGAGATATAAAAATGTCACATTGGGCAGAAATAGATGAGAACAACATTGTTCTCCGTGTACTCGTTGGGAATAACAGCGAGCCAGATGAAGGCGAAGCCTTTGTAAATAGCCTTGGCGGTACTTGGGTTAAGACCTCATATAACGGCAACATCCGCAAGAATTATGCGGGGGTTGGGATGTCTTATGATGAAGGGCGCGATGCGTTTATTGCTATAAAGCCACACGCTTCTTGGACTCTAAACGAAGAAACTTGCCGTTGGGAAGCCCCAGTTGCTTATCCAACTGACGGTATCATGTACGAGTGGGATGAAGAAACAACCGATTGGAAGGCAACCGTAAATGAGTGATGTACCTAAGAAACTTGTAGTGAATGTAGCCGATGGCACATCTACATACATTGATTTAACACCTACCGAGATTGCTCAACGCGACCAAGATGCGGCGGCTCATGCCGAAGAAAAGGCTGTTCGTGAAGCCGAGGCTGAAGCAAAAGAGGCTCTAAAGGTATCTGCTAAAGCAAAATTAGTTGCTGGTGAACCTCTTACCGCTGAAGAAGCCGCAGTTCTCGTAATTTAATTATCCAATAGGAGTATAAAATGGCAGGTACAACTACTAAGGGTCTACGCTATCCAACAGCGGGAGACAACCCTGCCGTTCATACCGATATTCAAAACTTGGCTACAGATGTAGATACCGAGTTAAATGATTACGCCCTTCTCTCTGGAGCAATCTTTACTGGCAATATTCAAGTTCCCACCGAAGTTGCCTTTGAGGGCGCTACATCCAATGGGTTCGAAACTACTCTTACAGTAGTAGACCCAACAGCAGACCGAGTAGTAACTATCCCAGATGTAACAGGAACAGTTATTACGACTGGAAACCTGACTGGAATTACAGCGCTGACTTCTCCAACAATCAGCAACGCAACCTTTACTGGTCAGCAAACAGGGCTTGAGTTGGCTTTCTCTCAGAACATCGTATTTGAGGGAACCACAGCCAACGCTTTTGAATTAACACTTTCAGCGGGGGAACCAACAGAAGATGTAACCGTTACTCTGCCTAATGAGTCGGATATTCTTGCAACTCAGAACTTTGTTCGTACATCCATGTTATTCCTTGGCGGTATGTAATGACTTTTACATACTCAGGAGACCCGAGTACATCGGCTCGAAATTATGTTCGGTTTCTTCTTAACGATACAGATTCAACTGATGCTCTATTCTCAGACGAAGAAATTTCTTATGTTCTAACCGAATGGTCAAATGATTCTTATGAAGCGGCGCGTGAGTTGGCTGAAATCCTTATTGCTCGCTTTGCCCGTCTAGCCGATAGCACCTCAAAGAGCGTTGGCGATATTTCAGTTTCCGAGTCTTTCGGCTCAAAGGTTACGCACTACAAAGAGTTGGCTAACAGTTTAGCCCTACGCAAGATGCGTAAATCTCCTCCTAGCCCATGGGCTAAGACAGATGCTTTGAAATCTACGGATGACCGTACTACTAACGACTTCAACACAGACTTTGTAGTTGGTCAGATGGATAACCCAAACTCTTTCTACGAAACACGCATCGTAGAGTAGGGGTGTAGCCATGGCAGATGCTATCTACAACAAAGTCGCTGAGTTTATGACCGATACTGTGGTCTTTACACCCAAGGCATCAGTTGATAAATACAACAAAGTTACTTTTGGTGCTTCTAACACAAATGTTTCGGCTACGGGTCGCCTTGTCTACGACACAGTTCGAAGTCGAGATGTACAGGGAGTTGAAGTTGTAGATATTGGTCGTTTCATAACAAAAGGTCCTCAGACAACAATTACCGTATCTCACAGAATGGTAGTCGGAAACGACACATTTACCATCAACGCAGTTGATAACATCGCAGACGAAAACGGAGCGCATCACACCGTCATACGCTTTGGTAGATAACCATGGCTCAAACATTCACATTTGAACTAGAGGGCGCTAAAGAGTTACGCAATATGCTTGAGGTGTCTGGAAAAGATGCTGGCAAAGTAGTCGGGCAAGTAATCCTTGAAGAAGCCAATATGATTTTTGCTAAAGCCATGATTTTGACCCCTATTGATACAGGCGCTTTGCGTGGCTCAGGTGGAGTCTCGGCTCCAATGAATATGCCTCAAGGCATCGGAGTTGATATTTTCTTTGGCGGTCCAGCCGCTCCATACGCGATGTATGTCCATGAGATTCTAGGAAACTATCACAATCCGCCAACTCAGGCTAAGTATTTGGAGCAACCTTTTATGGAGAGATTGCCAGAGATTCAGCAAAATATGGCTCGGCGTATCATTGACCTCATTAGAAAGAACGGAGCAGTCTGATGCCAACAATTCTTGAATCTATAGGTGATTACCTACAGAACACCTCAAGCGCTTTCGGCGCACACACTTCTAAGGGAACTTTGGGAACCACCTTATTTCTAGGTACTTTGCCAGAGTCTCCAGATGTATGTACGGCAGTCTTTGAGAACTCAGGCACTCCACCAGCCTTCACGATGGGTACGGGCGGAATTGCAATTGACTATCCGATGCTTCAAGTTATTTGTCGGGCAGGTCGTGAAGATTATCCAACGGCGCGAGATGCGGTTGAGGACATTCGAAACTTGCTTGCTTCTGTAACTGATGCCACAATTTCAGGTGTTAATGTTTTACGGATAGAACCAATGGGTAGTGTTAATCCATTGGGGATAGACCCAAAACAGCGACCACTACTATCGGTGAATTTTCGATGTCTAGTGAGGAAGTAGTACAGGAGCCAACGGCTCCCCAAGAGAGAGTGGTAGACCCGTATGGCAGAAACGCAACGACAGACGAGTTCCAAAGGTGCTGGAAATGCGACAGACTCCTCTTTGAGTCGGCTACGCGACCATGGAGTATCCGATGTCCTAGGTGCAAGTCAAAAAATAAATCTGGATGATTTTACCTCTAAGTTAGACTCCCTCAATGGAAAAAAGACCTTGCCTGGGCATGAGTGCGCGATGGGTAAATTGATGAGAGAGTTGCCTGAAGCCTTCTCGTCAAAACTTATGGAAACTCTTAAGAATCCTGCAATTGAAGGAACCGCAATAACAAAGGTTCTTGCTGACTTTGGGTTCGAGATGAGTTCGAATGTTGTTCGCCGTCACCGCCGTAGGTTGCAAGGCTTAGACGGATGCAAGTGTGAAAAATGAACCTAGATGATGCTCTTGAGAACTTATTAAAAACAACAGAAAACAATACGACTCAACCTATGGAGTCGCGCAAAAGAAGCGCTGAATGGACTCCTGGGGTTTCTTGGGATGGCAATGAAGGCGTAGTAACCACAGAACCAATGGTGGGCGATTCTCACCCAGATTGGTCAGGAGTTCTTCGTATCTGGGGTCTCGACCCCGATAACTTCGCTGTTGTCGAGCCTGTCCTTTTCAATGTGTGGGGTAACGCCGAAGGTGCGCTGAACCGCCAATGGAAAGGAAAGGTCGTTCGTAAAGGGGCTAAAGAACGCGCCGATATAGACCATTTGATTCAAGAGATACGAAAGCATAAGCCCAGAGAAAGAAAGCCACTCATTGAAGGTAGCGCCAGTTTAGTTGTAGTTGCCGCTGATTGGCAGGTCGGTAAGAAAGATGGAGATGGACTTAAAGGTTTAGTTGGTCGCTGGCTCCAAGCCATTGACGATGTTGAAGCCCGATACAAAGAGTTGAAAAAGATGGGCAGACCCATTGAATCCATAACTGTCCTTTGCCTTGGTGATTTAGTTGAAGGTTGTGATGGACATTATGACATCCAAACTTTTACCGTGGAAGTTGATAGACGAGACCAAGTAAAGATTGCTCGCCGTCTCCTTAGAGATGCCCTAATCCGCTGGTCTAAATTTGCTCCTGAAATCACAGTTGCGGCGATTGGCGGAAACCATGGCGAAAACCGTAAGAACGGAAAAGCCTTTACGACTCTCAACGACAATGACGATGTAGCCCTAGTTGAGTCCGTTGCTGAAATCTTCCAAGCCAATCCAGAGGCTTACGGGCATATCAAGTTTGCTATCCCAACCGATTCTCTATCGCTAACAGTTGAAGTGGGAACAAAAATCATCGGAATTACTCACGGGCATCTGGCTCGCGCTGGGGCTGGAGTTGAAGCCAAACTTCGCAGATGGATTGCTGACCAGACACTCGGGCGCAATAAAATCGGAGATTGCGATATTTTAGTGACTGGTCATTATCATTCACTCAAGATGGCAGATTGGGGTGGAGTCAAGTGGCTCCAAGCCCCCGCGTTGGATGGAGGAAGCGTATGGTGGAGTCAATCAACGGGAGAAACTGCGGATGTGGGAGTTCTGACCTTTGTTGTGTCGGAGCGGGGGATAACAGACCTCCAACTGCTTCAATGAATGACCCTAGAGACTTAGCCCTATATGCGGCTGAACTCGTCTCTGGAGACCGTCAAGAGGCTTATGGACACCCTTTGGATAACTTCACTAGGGCGGCTCAAATCTGGAGCGCTATCCTCGGTATACAGGTTACAGCCGAGCAGGTGAGCCTATGTATGGTGGGAGTCAAGATTGCCCGAGAAGCCCATATCACCAAGCCCGATACGGTGGTAGATGGCATCGGATACTTCCTGACTTTAGCGATGATTCGAGAAGAACGCGCTCGCAGGGAGTCTTGATTATTTAACCCCAGTTTGATATACTTATGTTGTCGGAAGGAGACAGCATGAGAGAGTTCAGAATCTCTGAAGTTAATGTTGATAAGACTCTTATCAGAGCGCAAAAGATTGCTCAGCGCGGTCAAAAGCAAGGGTTATCTGGCGGTTTCAAAGTCAGCATCCAAGAGCGCGTTGAAGAAATCAAGGGCGTTGAGTTCCAGTATCAGGTCTTGGTGATTGAAGGCGAACCACTCAAGTATCAGGGTTGGGAATTCGTAGGCGTTGCTGAGTTCATTGAGGAACAAATCATCCTTCACGGCATCTCAGAAGAAATCTCAATTCAAGCATCCGATGTTAAAAAGGGATATTGCGACCATTGCCAGAAGGTTCGTAACCGTGGCAAGGTTATCTTCGTCAAGAACGAAGAAGGAAAGTTGAGTCAGGTCGGCTCAAGTTGCGTTAAGGACTTCATCGGCTGGACTTTCTACGCGAGCGCTTTAGTCACAGAGCAAGACTTTGAAGATGAGTTCGGTGGCTGGTCAGGCGGAATCTCCGCGATTAGCACAGAGGCAATCATCGCTCACGCTATCTTGGCAGTTAAGAAGTTAGGTTATGTGAAGGCATCTGAGGGAGTCTCCACAAAAGACTTGGTGTGGGGCGTTCTCAAGAACATCAACCAATACAACGAAATCTGGGCAAAGAATGAAATCGGTGAGGCTGGAGAGGCTGAGTATGCAAAGGCTCGCCAACTTATCGAGTGGGGCAAGAACTTCCAAGGCGAGAGTTCATACGCTCAGAATGTTCGCTCCGTCTGCCAGTTAGGATTCCAAAAGGATTCAACAGTCGGTATCGCAGTTAGCATCGTCAAGGTTGAGGCTAACGAGCGTGAGAAGGCAGTCGTTGAAAAGGTTGAATTCAAGAAGGAGCAGTTCGCTGAGACAGGCGCAAAGGTCGAGGTTGAGGTAACCGTGGCTGGCTCCAATACTTTCGAGACACAATACGGCTGGACAACATTGTTCACTTTCGTAAACGAGGGTGGCTACCAGTTCAAGTGGTTCTCATCCAGCGGTGGCAATGTTGAAATTGGCGATAAGGTCAAAATCAAGGGAACAGTCAAGGGTTCAGATGAGTACAAGGATGTTTACTCAACAGTTCTTACTCGTTGCAAGTTCATCTAAAAACCCATACGGTACACTTTCCTTAATGTGCGCTAGTCGCCCCAGTTAGTCGTCTTACTTCCGTGTCCTTGTGACCTTAGACGGTGTACTTGGGCTACCCATGCGCCGTCAAGGAGGAATAGATGGCTAAGTACCGCGTACTTCAGGGTATTGATTACCCACCAAACAAACGCGCCGAAATTGGCGATGTCGTAGAAGATTTGCCAGCCACATCAATCAAGTGGCTACTTGAGTCTGGCGCTATTGAGGATTCCTCTAAGCCAGCAAAAACAGTTGAAGAAACAAAACCAGAGCCAATCGTTGAGCCAGTAGTCGAGGCTCCAGTTGAGGCTGTCAAAGAAGAAGATGGATTTGACCCAGATGCCACAGATGGCGATGGAGATGGTTTTCTTCAAGATGGAACAATTCACCAGCGCCCAGTTGAGGAGAAATAATGCCTACTTTCCGTCACGGTAAAAATGTACAAGTTTTCGTAGATGAGTTTGATTTCTCATCTTATTTCAATGATGTAAGCGCATCAACAACAGTTGAGACAGCCGAGACAAGCACCTTTGGCTCAAGCGCCAAAGAGTACATCTCGGGTCTAAAAGATGGAACCGTATCGCTTTCAGGTATGTTCGAGGCAACAGCAAGCGTTGGTACCGATAGTTATTTTGCAACAGTCCTTGGTGGAGCAACAAAAGAAAAAGTTATTGTTGCAACCGAAGGTCATTCTAACGGCGCTCGCGCCGTGATGCTTGAGTCCGATGCCACTTCATACGAGGTATCAGGAGCAATCGCAGATGTTGTTCAGGCAAGTGCTGAGTTCCAGTCAAATAATGGCGTAGACCACGGGGTTATTTTGTCCTCTGGTTCAGCCGTTAGTGCGACTGGAAACGGAACAGGCGTGGACAATGGCGCTTCATCAGCCAATGGCGGAGTTGCGTTTCTATCCGTTCCGACAAATACTCGAAACGGAAATATTACTGTAAAAGTTCAGCAGTCAGCAGACAACTCAACCTTTACAGACTTGGTGACCTTCACCGCAGTTACATCAACTCAAAAGATTTCTTACCGAGTTGAAGTTGCGGCTGGAACATCAGTAGCAAGATACCTGCGC